AAAGCAGAGCTAGAAGCAAACAGACTAAAAAGCAAAATGAAATGAACACATCAATAAGAGGATTCTACTTACTAACTGACACAATAAAAGACACACTACTAGATGATGTCAATGTCAATACTGTAACCACAGGAGACTTAACAGAGGTAGACCTAAGTAAGCAGACTATCTTTCCTTTGTCTCATATGATTGTTAATAGTGTAACCTCATCAGAGAACACACTCACATTCAACATCAGCATCTTGTCAATGGATATAGTAGACCAATCCAAAGAGATAGAAACAGATATATTTGTAGGCAATGACAATGAGCAAGATGTTCTAAACACTCAGCTCTCTGTAGTCAATAAGCTGATACAGAAACTAAGAATAGGACAATTATATAGAGAGAAGTATCAAGTGATAGGAGATGCAGCTATAGAGCCTTTTAGAGATAGGTTTGAGAATCAGGTAGCAGGATGGGCAGCAACATTTGATGTAATAATAGAGAATGATATAAATGTCTGCTAATTTTAAAGAAACACAAAAAACTCTTAACTCGTTTGCTAAGTATGTTATTCAGCAATCTAGGAGCAATCTGTCTAAACAAAAAAAGAATGTTTCTAGTAGCTTGTATGGAAGTTTAGGATATGATTTGAATGTAAGTCCTAACTCATTCTCTCTAGAGTTCTATATGCTACCTTATGGAGAGTTTATAGACAAGGGAGTAAGTGGTACTAAAAAGAAATATAATACAATATACGAGTACACTAATAAGAAACCACCTATGCAACCATTAATGGAATGGGCAAAGGCTAGGAACATAAGACTAAGAGACGAGAAAGGCAGATATAAAAAAGGTAACTATAGAAGCATAGCATTTGTACTACAGAAAAGTATTTATGAGAAAGGGATAAAACCTTCACTATTTTTTACTAAGCCTTTTGAGAAAGCATTTGACAATCTACCACCTGAGCTTATAAAAAACTTTGGCTTAGACATAGATGATTTATTAGATTTTACAACATAAGATTATGGCAAATATATTATTAAGAAGTCCTTACTATGAAACTGCAACAAAAGCAGGAGCAACAACTGCACAGATGAGGTTGTATGTAGGAGGTAGCCTTAAATACACAACAAGTAAATCTACTACCTCAGCAGGGTTAGCTTTGTTTGAGATAGCAGAACTATCAAGAGACTATTTAGATGTAGAGTTCTATGGTTCTTACTTACCACAGACAATAGCAATAAGCGGAGACATTATACACTTTAATGAAGAAGGTATAGCAGTAGGAAGTCCTTATACATTTACACACAGGGGTTTTGATGGTTATAGTTATTTTGAAGAAGGTTCAGGAACAACTATATCATCTAATGCTTTAATGCAATCAAACAATGTAGTTTATGTACCTGACAATACATCAGGAGTAATACCATCAGAGTTTAGTGGAGACATAAGATACAACACCTTTACTCCTACACAAACAAGCATTACAGTAGGGACTACTACAGTAGCCATAAACAGAGTATGTGAGCCTAAGTTCACTCCTATGAAACTTACCTTTGTAAATAAGTTTGGTGCATTGCAAGACTTGTGGTTCTTTAAGAAAAGCATAAAAGATATAAACATAAGCAAGGAAAGGTATAAGAGTTCATTTATAAACGCATCAGGTTCTTATTCTACTCACAAGCATCAAAAGAAAACTTTGACTGCTATGGGTACAGAGAGTATGACAATCAATACTGGTTTTGTAAGTGAGGTAATAAACGCACCTATTAAGGAGGTTTTATTATCAGAGCAAGTATGGGCAACAATAGATGGTCTAGTTTTACCTATAGATATAAATACTGAGAGTCTAACATATAAAACAAGTGTCAATGATAAACTAATAAACTACACATTGACCTTTGACTTTGCTTATGACACTATAAATAATGTAAGATAAATGCAGACTGTTCAGCTTTATATAAACGACCAAAGAGTAGACTTATTTAATGATGAGAATATCTCTGTAAACTCCTCTATACAAAACGTAAAGGATATATCTAAGATATTTACAGACTACTCTCAGACATTTACTATACCTGCTTCTAAAGCAAACAACAAGTTATTTAAACACTATGGAGACAATTCTATTATAGATGGTTTTGATGCAAGGTTTAGAGTAGATGCAAGAATAGAAATAAATAGCCTACCATTTAGAAAAGGTACTATAAGATTAAATAAGGTAATCAAAAAAGATAACCTACCATATGCTTATAATATTACTTTTTTTGGTTCAGTTGCTATATTAAGCAAGATATTAGGTAGCGATAAACTAAAAGACTTAGCAAACGAACTATCTATATATGACCACGATTGGACATATGACAATATACTAGATGGATTAGAAACTGGTCTTACAGTGGGTTCAGATACTCAAGCTATTATATATCCTCTTATAAGTCCTGACAGGAGATTTGTGTATGATTCTGATACAGGTTACACTCCATTAGCTAATACTGCAAACATAGCTTTAAGTACAGATGGTATAAGACCTGCAGATTTAAAACCTGCTCTTAGGGTTCTTAGAATCATAGACGCTATAGAAGCAAAGTATCCTCAAATAAAATTCTCAAGAGATTTCTTTTCAGAGAGCATATTTAATGATTTGTATTTATGGCTTCATAGAAACGCAGGAGGCATACTATCAGCAACAGGCAAGTCAGAAAGAATTATAAGCAACTGGGTACAACAAACAGAGAACATAGCTTGTGGAGACTACTATGCTTTTTTTAGCGATGACTACTTTGAAACTACAACAGGAGGGGACACATCTTTTGGTACAGATACTATTGCAGAACTTTCAGTAACTCCTGTAGATTCAGCTACGGAATATACATTTAAAATAGTAGACTTAATTACAGACACCGTGCTTGCAGAAAGAACAGGCAAAGGAGTTTTAGGCTACACAATAGACATAGGAGAGTGGTTTGAGACACCACAGTTTTGGAGAATACAAGTACAAATATCTACAGAGGATAGTATTACATTGAACACATATAGTGCAAGGTGGCAAATAACTACTCAATACTATGTAGATTCAGCTCTTGACTGTACAAACTACCAAGACTACACAGTTACAGACCAAGCAATGCTTAGTAGGATTATTACTGCTAATCAAATGCCTGACATCAAGATTCTAGACTTCCTTACAGGTATCTTTAAGATGTTTAACCTTACCTCTTATGTAGAGGACACAGATATTATAGTAGAGGACTTAAACACATTCTATGAGGACTATCAAACTTGGGACATTACAGAATTTGTAGGTTCTGAAAACATAGATGTAAATAGAGTTCCTTTATATAGTGAAGTAAACTTTGAGTACAAAGAGCCTAAGACATTTTTATCTAAGGAGTTCTCTGAAAGCAACGGTGCTAACTTTGGAGAGGAGAAGTACATAATCACATCTTTAGCTGAGGAGTTTATAGATGGTGGGGAGTATAAAGTAGAACTTCCTTTTGAGAAAGTAATATATGAAAGACTAAATGATGAAGATGATGGAGTACTTACTAATGCTCAATATGGTTACTTTGTAAATGATAAACAGGAGAAAGAATTAGGTTCTCCTTTGTTGTTTCTAAATGTTAATCAAGAGGCAGGTACTAAGCCAATCTATTTTGTTAGCACGGATGGTGTTACAACCAACTCTTTAACAACTTATAACAGACCAAGTAATGTTGCATCTGATAACGTACAAACTATAAACTTTAGTGCAGAGATAGATGAGTGGTTAAGAGACACTAATGAAAACTCATTATTTAAAACTTACTACGAAACTTACATAGCTAATGTATTTAATAAAAGAAATAGGCTTACAAGTGTAACTGCTTATTTACCTATTAACATACTAACTAAATACAACCTAAGCGATAGATTTATAATAGGAGACAAAGAGTATAGAATAAACACTATACAAACAGAACTAACATCAGGTAAAAGTAACTTAGAGTTATTAAGTATTATTACTGATGAGTTTCAACCTCCTATTCTTACTTGTCCTTCTGCTGACAATACAGAGGTTACTATAGATAGTACTTTATTTACTGTAGACTGTGGGGATGCTTTATGTGCTACTGCTGATGAAACTAATGTAACTGCAGACAATGATGCTTTAACAGTAGATTGTGGAGACCCAATACCAACAACAACTACTACCACAAGCACCACCACTACTTTACCAACAACAACTACAACAACCGCAGGAACGACTACTACAACTACTGCAGGAACAACTACAACGGCAGGTACTACCACTACATTGCCTACAACTACCACAACTGAAACACCTTGTATTCAGAGAATAGCTTATTCTCCAATACCAACACAAAGTATAGAAGTAGGAGATAACAAAACAATAAACCTAAATAATTTCTTTACACAGTTAGATGGTCAGCCATTGTCTTATATTGCAAATGATACATCTCAATATTTAGATAGTGTATCTGTTGCAGGAAGTCAATTAACAATGTTTGCCAATAGTGGAAACTTATGTGGAACAGATAATACAGGAGTTTTAGTATTTGCAAGTGATAATATAGATGGTAACTGTATTTATGCTGCTTATATTTCTATTGATGTATTTGGATGTACAGTAGAGACTACCACAACAACATTACCAACGACTACTACAACAAGTACTACCACCACAACAGAGCCTACTACGACTACTACTGAACCGACAACAACTACTACCTCAACAAGTACTACTACATCAACAACAGAACCTACCACAACTGTTCCAACTACCAGCACTACAAGTACAAGTACCACGAGTACAAGTACCACAAGTACTACAACTGAACCAACCACCACAGCGCCAACGACTACGACCACAAGTACGAGTACAACAAGTACATCAACAACAAGTACAAGTACCACGAGTACAACTACAACTACTTTGTTTGAATCTTATCCTTACGAGATATCAATTCAGTCAAGTAGTGCTAATGCTTGTTATGAGGAATTAGTAGAAACGGTTTACACAGATGTTCCTACGCTTGCAGGTATTCAGAACGGTACAATCTTTTGGACTGATGAAGCAAGAACAACATTGAAAAATGGTGGCTTCTTTGCATATGCTTTAGGGAATGTTGCTGATGTATATGGTTCTTTAAAATGTCGTATTAGCGGAAGCGGTGTAGTTTCTGAATTGTCAGCTTGTACTACAACAACTACAACAAGCACAACTACAAGTACAACTACATTACCTACTACTACAACGACAAGTACTACTACAACAACAACTGCTGCTCCTACAACACCAACAGGAACAATTAACAATACGTTTGTTGGATATGAAAACACAGGTGCAAACTTTGATGTATTTACAAATGATGCTTCCGATACTTTCATAGACTTTACAATTTATCCAACAGGTGGAGGTTCATACTTTGAAAGACAACCTGTACCTACTGTGAATGGAACTCTTGTGAATTGGACTATTAGTTGGGATGGAGATATTTCAACAACAGATGGTGGAACAGGTATTGCTAACTTAATAGGTGTAAATAACTATGGAGTTGAATCTACATTAGATAGTGATTCATTTATTATTCCTGCAACAAGTGTACCTGACCAAATAATGACTACTGGTGGATGGGCGCAAGTAGGAATATCATTTACAAGATTTGGTTATTCAAGAGGAACAAATGTATCGGGAGAAATTACTGATGATAGTTGGAAACCTCAAACAAATTGGACAATCTATGTAATTGAAAATGATGTAGTAGATAATTTTGTTCAAATTACATTAAGACGAGGTGGATTACACGAAGAACCTGCACCTTTTACAAGTATTAACTTTGATGCGACACCATTTACAGGGTCTCCAATTATTACCCAACTTAACTATGCTGACATAGATGTTAAGACGGTAGGATTTGAAGCGGATGGATACACTTATACAAGATACAAGTGGAATTATAACACCGACACTTGGGGAGAAGCAGCACAAGTAACAATAACATTTAACTAATGAAATACATATCAGCACAACCTGCAAGTTTATATTATGGATGGCAAATAGACGTAATGCTCCACAGTTTTGTGGGGCAAGGCGTTAATCTATCCGATGTAATACTTGTCAATGCCATACAAGGCGGTAAAGACCCTTACTTTGATAAATTAGAGGCTAAGTACCAAGATGCGAACTTTTATTACTATGATGACACAAGAACGGATAAGACTTACATATCCTCTATTAGACCTCATATCCTAAAGAAACATTTTGAGATACATAGAGAACTAAGAGATGAGGTGTTATTGTATCACGATTGTGACATAGCATTAGCAAGACCCTTAAACACAGAACTATTTGAGAGTGATGCTATTTGTTATATGTCAGATACAAGGTCTTATATAGGTTCATCTTATATACTATCTAAGGGTCAAGACATATTTGATGAGATGGTTAGAATTATGCGTATAGACCCACAGCTTGTAATAGACAATGAGAATAATACAGGAGGGGCGCAATACATTCTCAAGGGTATAGACTCTTGGTTTTGGGGTAGAGTAGAAAGTGATTGCTCTAATTTATTTAAAGTAATAACCAAACTAAACAACAAAAAGAAAGCAATAGAGCCAAGCTATCACGAGTTACAGATATGGTGTGCAGATATGTGGGCAGTACTTTGGAATGTTTGGAAAGATGGTAAAGAAAGTAGAATTACAGATGACTTAGATTTTATGTTTGCTACTAACCCATCAAGTGATTGGGATGTTAAACCTATATTCCATAACGCAGGTGTAGTGTCATCAAATGATGGTATGTTCTACAAAGGAGCGTATATAAATAGCGTACCACCTAAAGACCTTGTCTTAGATGACACAAAAGCGAGTTATAAATACTATCAAATGATTAAAGAATGCTTGTAATAAACAAAGCGACATACGGAGGTAAAGACTGTACAGAACAAATCTCTAAGTTAGTTAGGAAAGGAAAACTATCTGTAAAGGCTAACAATGACATCATAGGAGACCCTATGCACGGTCAAGTAAAGAAACTGATAGTAGACTACACTTTAAATGGAGAAAGTTTATCTAAGGAAGTCTTAGAAGGTAATTACTTAATACTAAAAGCAGAAAGCAACAGTAGATTAGGAATATTCTATTCTAACAACACAAATCCTAAGACATTTCCTGCTATTGAAAAGTCATTAGAGACTATTGAGAAAGCAGCAGATGGTGTGGCAGATATTATTACTTGTGTGTGGAATCCTATACCTAATAACCCTTTTGTAGAGTTAAGGTCTTGGATGCAAAGCGGTGGACACTTAAACCAACTTATGCAGATAATGCAATGCCTATACTATGCAAGACAAACAGGAGAGTATGAGTGGGTAAGTTTCTTAGAACACGATGTTATGTACCCTGATGACTATTTCAAGTTTGATGATGACGGTTATGTAAACTGTGTGTTTACAAATATGAATTATATGGGTCTATGTGAGAAAGGGTTTCAAAAGAGAAAGCAAGATGACCAACCTTTTCATCAGATGACTATGAGGTTTGAAGAAGCTATAACACATTGTGAGAATATACTTGCTAATGCTTTGGTGTCAAATAGCGGTCTTATAGAACCTCAAGAGGGAGTGGTTAGAAGAACTTGGGAGACTAAGAATCCATCTGTGCATATCAATCACGGAATACACTTTACATCTCACTACTCTATATATGACTCAGAGAAAACTCAAAAAACTAATAAGTACTGGGGTAATCATAAGAAATACTTAAATCTATTTTAATGCTACAAAATATATTCAACATACTAGAAGTAGTCAAAGGAGATACAGAGCATATAAGAATAGCTCAGGGTAAGTATCATCTACCTAAGACATTCAAAGAAACATTTACTAAGATTAAAAAAGAGGCACAATGGCAATCAAAAAAACAATAGAGCTAGAGTTAAAATACAAAGAGGCAGTAAAAGACCTTGATGAGTTTCAGAAAGAGTATGCTAAGCTAGAGAAAGAGGTTTCTACACAAAATAAGGCTACTGCTCAGAGTATTAAAAACATAGAGGGGTCATCTAAGTCTGCAGTAAAAGGAATAAAGGCTATAGGTACATCTATTAAAGCTCTTGGTATTGGACTACTTATAGCAGCATTTGCTAAACTAAAAGAGGTATTTGAGGAAAACCAAAAGGTAGCTGATTTCTTTAATGTAACCTTTGAGGCTTTATCTCTTGCTTTTAATGATTTCTTTAATTTCTTAGATAGGAATATAGGTACTGTAGTAGGTTACTTTAAGGCTATATTTAGCGACCCAGTACAAGCTATTAAGGACTTTGGTAATGCTATTGTAGATAATGTCATAGAAAGGGTTAAAAGCTCTCTAGAGGTACTAGGATTGTTAGGTTCTGCAATTAAAAAAGTATTTAGTGGAGACTTTACAGGTGCATTAAAGGATGCTAAGAGTGCAGGTAAGGAGTTGGTAGATGTGGTTACTGGTGTAGATGATTCCTTTAATAAAATATCTGATGCAGTTACAGATGTTGTAGATGCTACTAGTAAATATGTAGGAGAAACTATTAAAGCTGCTAAGGCTACAGTAGAGCTTAACAAACAAGCTGAGATAGCTGCAGTATTACAACAAGGCTTAGTAGAAAGTTTTGATAGACAAGCTGAGAAGCTAAGACAAGTAAGAGATGAGGAGAGAAACACTATTGATGAAAGGATAAAAGCTAACAATGACTTAAAAGCAGTATTAGATGAGCAAGAGGCGGCAATGCTTAGACAAGTAGATACTATAATAGCTGCAGCACAAGCTCAATACAATAAGAACGCTAATCAAGAGAACTATATTGCACTCTTAGAGGCTACACAAGAGCGTGAGGCAGTACTAGCACAGATAGAAGGTTTTAGGTCTGAGCAACTATCTAATGACCTTGCTTTAAACAGAGAGTCTTTAGAGCTAACACAATCACAAACAGATGCTAGTGCTGAGAGAGCAATATCTGAACAACAATTCTTAGCTGAACAAATACAAGGAGAGTATCTAAGATTAGAAGCCTTAAAATCTGCTGCAGAGCAAGAGGCTATAATAGAAGAAGAAAGACTAACTAACAAGCGTAACCAATATAAAGCAGGTACTCAAGCATTTGTAGATGCTAACAATGAGCTATTAGCTTTTCAACAACAAAACGCTCAAGACCAAATTAAAATAGATACAGAGCTTAATCAGGCTAAACAAGACTTAATAACAGACGCTCTAGGAAACTTAGCAAGCATAGTAGGAGAGAATAGTAAGTTTGGTAAGGGTATTGCATTGGTACAAGCTATAAGAGATACTTATGCAGGGGCAAACTTAGCTTTAGCATCAGCACCACCACCATTTAACTTTATATCTGCTGCAGCGGTAATAGCAGGGGGTCTAGCGAATGTTAAATCTATTACGGCAACACCTGAACCTAAAGCACCAAGTTTTGCTAAGGGGTCAAGAGGAGGAGCAAGCGTATCAGTACCTACACCGCAAGCACCTAGTTTTAATGTAGTAGGAGCATCAAGCAACAATCAATTAGCAGAAACTATAGCAGGTCAAAATAAACAACCTTTAAAAGCATACGTTGTTGCAAGTGATGTAAGTACCGCTCAGAGCCTAGAGAGAAATATTGTATCAAGTGCTTCAATATAAAATACAAAATACAAACTAACATACGTTATATAAATATGAAAATAGTAGAACTTATTTTAGATGAGGAACAAGAGCTAGCAGGAATAGAAGCTATCTCAGTAGTAGAGAGTCCTGCAATAGAGGAGGATTTTGTTGCTTTAAAAGCTGAGGAGATTAAACTTGCTGAGGTAAACAAAGAGAAGCGTATTCTTATGGGTGCGTTATTGATACCTAACAAGCCTATATACAGACGCAACGGAGAGGATGAGTACTATATATACTTTTCTAAAGATACTGTCTTAAAAGCCTCTCAAAAGTACTTAATGGCAGGTAATCAGAACAACTCTACTATGGAGCATCAATACGAGTTAAAAGGATTGTCATTAGTAGAATCTTGGATTATAGAGGATGAGGTGCACGACAAGTCTAGAAAGTATGGTATGGATTTACCTATAGGTACTTGGATGGGTGCAGTCAAAGTGAACAATGATGATGTTTGGGAGAACTATGTAAAGACTGGTAAGGTAAAAGGATTTTCTATAGAGGGATATTTTGCAGACAAGATGGAGAGACCTAATGATTCTGTAGGTATGTCAAAAGAGGAGCAAGAGGCTAATCAAATCATAGAAAAGCTAAAAGACTTATTTAATGACTAAGAACACCTCATACAAAGTACAAGTAGACGTAGATACAGACGTAATTAGGAATCAATATAATATTGAGGAGGGAGCGTATGTAACTACTGAATCAGGAGTATGGACTGTTTATAATGGAGAGTGGGTTAAACTATACCCTCAAGCAGGAGTAGGAACTGGAATAGGGTGGACTAGATATGATGATGACCAATATACCTCAGCTAGTAAATTAAGTCTAGCAGATGGTGTAGAAATCACTTTACCTAATAATGCTGCAAACACTTACAGAAGCTATCCAAGTATTGATTACTACAATGGCACTACCAAAAGAGTGTTAGCTGATAACTTAAATGATGTTTATATCTTGACTATTGCTTTTAAGTGTTCTAGTGCAAATGCTAATCAGACTTATATCAGACTGCAGTTAGACGCAGAGAACGGTACACCTTATGAAAGAGTAGGAATAGATATAGCGTTCCCTAAAGGTAATGATGTAGAACACGAGTTCCACCAAGTATTCCAATACTATGCAGACCAAAACTTTGTAGACAATGGGTCGTTTGTGAAAGTTACATCAACAGGCGGTACTGCTAAGATATGGGACATAATATACTTTATACAAAAAACACAAAGCTATGCTTAAAGAGGATAAAACACCAAGCTATACAAGTCCTAAGGGAAGCTCTAGAGGATGTCTATGTAAAGATGAGAACACCTACTCTAGAAAGTGTTGTGATGGTTCTTTATGGGCACAAGGAATAGGAAACATATATCGTAAATCTTAAATAAATAAAAATGAACACACAAAAAAATGTTAATCAAAGACTTTCTAAGCTTTATACTCAAGATACTAAGCAAGAACTATCCTCTGAAAAGGTAGAGTTAGGTAATATGACTGCTATTAAAGGTGCTTTGATGATTCTTAAAGGATTTGATGGTAAAGCAACAAAAGTAGTAGAAAAGTTTGAAGCTAAATTCAAAGACTATTTTAATGAATATGATAATGTTGTAAAAGCAAGAAATGATATTTACAATTTTGTAGAAAGAGAAGCTACAGGAATAGCAAAAACTTTTGAAGCAAATGCAAAAGAATTAGGGGTAAATCCTAATGATATAGCTGAATATAAAGAACTACAAAAATGGATTAATGAGGGTGTGGAATTATATAAGGCTATTGATAGAGACTACAAAAGACCTAAGTTATAATACTGAAAATGCAAAATAATAATTAATAACCGTTATATAAATATGAAAAACCCATTAGAGATGCTAAAAGAAATTAAAAGCGTTCTAGGGATTGAATTATCTGAGGACACTCAAGAAGTTAAGGTAGAACAGTCTACTGAGGCTACTGAGGAAACAAAGTTAGCTCAAATGACCCTAGAGAATGGTACTATCATTGAAGCAGAGGATTTCGCTCCTGAGGCTGAGGTATTTATCGTAACTGAGGAGGACAAGATTGCCTTACCAGTAGGAGAATATACTTTAGAGGATGGAATGATTCTAGTTGTGGAAGCAGAAGGTATCATCAAAGAGATTAAAGAAGCTACATCTGAGGAAGTAGTAGAAGAAGAAGTAGAGGCTGCAGAAGAAGAAATGAGCTATGCTACTAAAGAAGAACTAGCTGAGGTTAAATCTATGATTGAAGAAATCAAAGCTATGATTAAGGATAAAGAGGATATGGCTGCCGTAGAGGAGCAAGTAAAAGAGGAGTTATCCTCACAACCTGCTGCTGCACCATTGAAGCACAATCCTGAGGGGAATGTTCAAACTAAGAAAGTAACATTCGGTCATAACAGACCACAGTCTATCCAAGACAGAGTATTTGCAAGAATTGCTAACATACAAAAATAAAATAAACTAAATAAAAATGGCTACAACAACCGACATTACAACAACTTTTGCGGGCAGTTTTGCAAATGAATATATTGCTGCTGCTTTATTATCAGGTGCTACCTTAAACAATGGTGGTATCACAATCAAACCAAACGTAAAGTATAAAGAAGTAATCAAAAAAGTTGCTACTGATTCAAACGTAATCAAAGACGCATCTTGTGACTTTACTGATACTGCTACAGTTACTTTAACTGAGAGAATCTTACAACCTGAGGAGTTCCAAGTGAACCTTGAGTTATGTAAAAAAGACTTCCGTTCTGACTGGGAAGCTGCTGAAATGGGAATGTCTGTATATGACAATTTACCTCCATCTTTCGCTGATTTCTTAGTAGCTCACGTTGCAGGATTAGTTGCTGAAAAAACTGAAAACACTATCTGGAAAGGTGCTACTGGTAACGCAGGAGAGTTTGACGGATTAGTAACTAAAATGACTGCTGATGCTGATGTAATTGATGTAGTTGGTACTGCAATTACTGCTGCTAACGTAATCACAGAGATGGGTAAAGCAGTAGATGCTATCCCTTCTGCATTATACGGTAAAGAAGATTTATACTTATATGTATCTCAAAACGTAGCTAGAGCCTATGTAAGAGCATTAGGTGGATTTGCTGCTGCAGGATTAGGAGCTAACGGTGTAAACGCTGAGGGAACTCAATGGTGGAACAATGGAGCATTATCTTTTGATGGTGTAAAAATCTTTGTTGCAAACGGATTAGCTGATAACTTTATGGTAGCTGCTGAGAAATCTAACTTATTCTTTGGTACTGGTTTATTATCTGACCACAACGAAGTAAAAGTATTAGATATGGGAGACTTAGATGGTTCTCAAAATGTAAGAGTAATTATGAGATTTACAAGTGGCGTAGAGTACGGTATCGGTTCTGATATTGTTCTTTATACTCCTGCATAATTAAATAACTAAATAAATAGAAGGGGTAGGTAAGCCATAGAAGCCTGCCTACCCTTTTTTAATTAACCATAAAAACTTAAAACATATGTCTTGTTCAATTACAAACGGTAGAGTATTGCCTTGTAAGAGTGCAGTAGGTGGACTTAAAAACATCTATTTCTCTAATTACGATAGTGCAGTAGCTGCCCTTGCTCCATCTGCAGGAGAGATTACATTCTTAGGTACAGAGGAGTTTTACAAATATGAAATCAAAGGAAACTCTAGCTTAGAGACTGCTATTAACTCATCTAGAGAGAATGGTACTACTTTCTATGAGTCTACTCTTAGTGCTACTTTTACTTATTTAGATAATCCTACACAAGAAGAAATCAAATTATTAGCTGCAGGGAGACCTCAGATAGTTATTGAGGACTACAATAGTAACTTTTTCTTAGTAGGTAAAGAACACGGAGCTGAGGTAACTGGTGGTTCTATTGCTACTGGTGCTGCTATGGGAGACCTATCAGGATTCACATTAACTCTTACTGCTCAGGAAACTGCACCACCATTCTTTTGTGCTGCTGCACCTGCTTTAGAGGATACTCATACTCCAATTAACCCTACTCCTGTAGTATAGGTTAGTTACAAACTTAGTTACAAATAGACCCTTCCTTAATCGGAGGGGTTTTTTTTGTTATCTAATACAAAAAGCAATAAATAATACGTTATATATATATGAAACACTTAACTACAAGTACAGATGACCAAACTATCTTGTTTATTCCTAGAGAATATGCACTTAGTGGTACTCTGTTACTAAGAGATGATAGCACCAACACAGAGATTAGTGAGGTGGTAGATTTGGGTAAGTCAGGAGAGTATATGAACCTTACTCATTCTTTTTCTTTAACAGAAGGTAGGTTTTATGATATGAAAGTCTTGGTTTCAGGTAACGTAATATACAAAGACAAGATATTCTGTACAGACCAAGACATTGACCAAGATACAAATGACTACTATTCAGTAAACAAAGACGTTTACATTTCTGAGGATAGCTTTGATAATGATTACATTATACTATGACAAAAAGAGCAAACAATATAGTTAAGGCTATAAATAAAAATGTACATAATAACGTACATAAAAAGCAAGAGGTAAGCATAGTTAATCTAAGCACTTACACTTCCCCTAAGGTATCTGAGGTAAGAGGTAAGGACTGGGTAGCTTATGGTGCTGACAATAACTACTATCAGTTTCTTATAGACAGATATAACGGTTCTCCTACTAATAATGCTATTATCAATGGTATCTCAGAGATGATTTATGGTAAGGGACTAGATGCTACAGATTCTAATAGAAAGCCTGACCAATATGCACAAATGAAAACCTTGTTTAATAAGGACTGTACTAGAAAGCTAGTATATGACCTTAAACTAATGGGAAGTTGTGCTATGCAAGTAATCTATTCTAAGGATAGGTCTAAGATTGTACAAGTAGAGCATATGCCTGTAGAGACTCTAAGAGCTGAGAAGTGCAATGAGGATGGAGATATAGAGGCTTACTACTACTTTAAGGATTGGACTAAAATAAAGCCATCTGATGAGCCACAGAGAATACCTGCGTTTGGGTTCTCTAAAGAAGCTATTGAGATTTTATTTGTTAAGCCTTACAGAGCAGGATTCTATTACTACTCTCCTGTAGACTATCAAGGTGGATTGCAGTACGCAGAGTTAGAAGAAGAAATATCTAACTACCATCTAAACAATATTATGAATGGTCTTGCACCTTCTATGCTTATTAACTTCAACAATGGAGTGCCTAATGAGGAGGAAAGACAGTTAATAGAAAACAAGATACACCAAAAATTTGCAGGTTCTAGCAACTCAGGGAAGTTTATACTTTCTTTTAACGATAATGCTGAGACTGCTGCTAGTATTGAGCCTGTACAATTATCAGATGCACACCAACAATACCAATTCTTATCTGATGAGAGTTCTAAGAAAATAATGGTATCTCATAGGGTTGTGTCTCCTATGCTTTTGGGTATTAAAGACTCATCAGGATTAGGGAACAATGCAGAAGAAATAGAGACCGCATCTACCTTAATGGATAACACCGTTATAAGACCATTTCAGACACTTTTAATAGATGCCTTTGACCAAGTACTAGGTTACAATAATATCTCCTTAAATCTATACTTTAAGACCTTACAACCGCTAGAGTTTACAGACTTAGATAATGTAGTAGATAAGGAAACTAGAGAAGAAGAAACAGGAGTAAAGATGTCCTCTGATAAACCTAAGGTAGATGATGAGTTAGCAGACTTTATGGTAGATTTTGGAGAGGATGAGAACTTAGATGAGTGGGAGCTTGTAGATGAGAGACCTGTGGACTATGATACAGAGGAAAGTCTTGACAAGATGATTGGATTAGCTTCTACTGGTTCTGCTAGACCTAACGCTAAGAGTGACCAAGATGGAGAGGTAGAGAACCTAAGGTTCAAAGTAAGATACCAATACGCTCCATTACAGACTACTAAAAAGAATGGAGAGAATGTATCTAGAGACTTCTGTAGAAAGATGGTATCTGCTAAGAAAATATATCGTAAAGAGGATATTCAGCAAATGTCTCAAAGAGCAGTTAATGCAGGTTGGGGTCTAAATGGTGCTGATACTTATGATATTTGGCTTTATAAAGGTGGAGGTTCTTGTCATCATTTTTGGATGAGAAAGACTTATATGGCTAAGGGTGTAAATCCTGATGCTACAAACCCTAATGCTGAGATAAGCGTAAACCAAGCAAGAAAAGATGGGTTTAAACCTGAGACAAACGACAAGAAAGTAGCTACTAGACCTACTGATATGCCTAATAATGGATTTGTAAATAAAAGATAAATGGCAATAGCACTATTCATAACAAGAACTGACTTAGTACGCAATAGCATCCTAGATGGTAATGTAGATACTGACAAGTTCATTCAATTTATAAAAATAGCTCAAGAGATACACGTTAAGAACTATCTAGGTTCTAAGCTCTATAATAAAATATCTGCAGATATAGTTGCAGGAACGCTATCAGGAGACTATTTGACACTAGTAAACAGTTACGTTCAGCCTATGCTTATTCATTTTGCTATGGTGGACTATTTGCCGTTTGCTGCTTACTCTATTAAAAATGGAGGAATATATAAGCACACAAGCGAGAACTCTGAGGTAGTATCTAAAGATGAGGTAGATTACTTAGTAGCTAAGGAGAGAGATATTGCTGAATACTACACTAGAAGGTTTATTGACTATATGTCATTTAACCAGTCTAGCTATCCTGAATATACGTCTAATATAAATGATGATATACACCCTGACCACGATGCGACCTTTCAAGGTTGGGTACTATAGATATGAAAGCAAGATACAAACCCAAAGACAAGAACTTAACTAAACTAAAGAAATATCTAGAAAAGCAAAAAGATGGCAAACAACATAGACTGGGGAATAGTATACGAAAGTAGTTGGTGGGGTAATGTAAACGAAACTAACGGTTGGGGTAGCATTTACCCTTTTGATGCAGATGGTAGTTACCTAAGAGCTGACACTACTTTAATTTTAGCAGACACAACAACAAACACAGCAGACCAAACTCAATATTAAAATAAAATAAAAAATGGCACAAGAAACAATTAACATAGGAACATCTCCAAACGATGGTACAGGAGACCCTCTAAGAAATGCTTTTAACAAGGCTAATTTAAACTTTACTGAACTCTATGGCGGTGCAGGAGTAGGAGACGATTCTGTAACATACGCTAAGTTAGGAACTGAATTTACAACAAGTGCTGCATTAGCAACAAACGTAGATTTTAGTACTGCTCAAGTATTTACTAAGACACTAAGTGGAGACACTACCCTTACTTTCTCAAATACTGCAATAGGTATGGTAAAAGACTTAGTAATCACAGGAGACCACGCTTTAACGCTTCCTGCAGGTTCTACTGTAGCAGGAACTTATGACGGTACAGTTTCAAACCTTATTCAAATAGTAGTAACAGGAGCAAGTACTTACTGGTACTCAATTTCACAACCTCAAGCATAAGATATGAAAGCAATATTAGTAAACGGAGAAATAAAAACATTTAGCAGAGTACCTAAGACTTGGACTGATGAGAATGGTACGCACTTAAATATTGGAGATGGTGCTTCTTTAGGTTTTAAAGATGTAGTACAACCAACATACGATTCAAGGATTGAGAAGTTAGAAAACTTACACCTTGACGGAGATGTTTATACATACGATGTAGTAGATAAAACAATACCCCAAACATTGGCAGAGTTAAAGTCTCAAAAGATTTCTAACTTAAAGCATAGTATTGGTAGTGAATTATCTAAAACAGATTGGTATGTAGTAAGATACGCAGATGTAGGAACAGAAATACCTGCTGCTATTAAGGAAGCAAGAGCTGATTTAAGAGACCAAAGCGATATAGTAGAAGCAGAGATAAACGCTTTAACAACTAAGAAAGCAGTACTTACATACGATTTGCCTAACTTTATGATATAATTATGGCTATAAATAAAAGGTTAATAAAAAGTAATGACGAAGGCGGTGGAGGTGCAAGTTTTAATACTGTTGCTTGGACTGCTGATGGAACAGGTGGCGATATTTCAATAGACGGACTTGGTTTTCAACCAGATTTTGTTTGGGCTAAAGCAAGAACACAGCCATATAGTCACGCTTTGTTTGATTCAGTAAGAGGTGTTGGCTCAACACATATGCTATTTTCAGATTCTGCAAATTCAGAAAGCACAAATACTGCAAATTCAAATGGAAATGGTTTTATAAGTTCTTTTGATTTAGATGGATTTACAGGTGCTACAGGAACAAGTGCTAATAGTTATTATAACTTAACAGGTAACGACTATGTAGCTTGGTGTTGGAAAGCAGGAGGTGCAGCAGTAACAAACACAGACGGTACAATAACAAGTCAAGTATCTGCTAATACAGAAGCAGGGTTTAGTATTGTTACTGCTACAATGGGTTCAACTTTTCCTCAAACAATAGGTCACGGTCTTGGAGTAGCTCCAGATGTTATTTTAGCAAGAAGAAGGTCTCTTTCGGGAAATTGGGTTGTTTATCATAAAGATGTAGATGCTACTCCTGAAAATTACACGCTTTTTTTAGATACATCAGATGCGAAGGCTTTAAGTGCTTTTCCTTGGAATAACACCGCTCCAACAAGTAGTGTTTTTACAACAGGAGAATATTTTAACAATAACGAAACAATGGTAGCCTACTGCTTTGCAGAGGTTGAAGGGTTCAGTAAATTTGGTAGTTATGATGCTACTAATGCAGCAGGAAACCCACAAACTTGTGGTTTTGAACCTGCTTTTGTTATGATAAAACAGGCTTATGGAGCATCAGGCGGTAATTGGTGGATATTTGATAATAAAAGAACCCCAAGCAACCCAAGAAATCTTGAATTAAGAGCAGATACTACTAATACAGATTACACTTTAAATGGGATTGATTTTACGGCAACTGGGTTTGAATTTAATAATTCATATTTCAATGACGATAGTGCAACCTACATCTATATGGCATTTGCTAACCAGTTCTAACGAACTAAATAAATTTTAAAACAAAGGGGGTGTAAAAGCCCCCATTAAAAAGATGACAGGAATTGACAATAAAATATCATTCATTAGTGGCTTTGTATTTACTGCCCTATCAACTGTAACAATTATGGGAGTAGCACAAGCCGCAGTAGTTGGTCTTGTCGGTGGTTTCTTTGGTCTATTAGGAAAAGAATTATTCTATTACTTGAAAGACAAATTTAATGGGAGAAAATCTACCTAAGCTAAATGA